TTGGTAATTGTATCTTTAAATTTTTGTAAGTCATCACCATCTAAACTCTTTTTAATTAAACCTTGAATAGCTGTGGTGATTTTTAATTTTCTACTAGAGGCATCCTCTTTGATGAATACACCTATTTTGTCTTCAACATAATTAAGTAAATCTTTAAATGGTTTGCCATGTATCATAGGAATAAAATCACTATCAGTTAGACCTCTATTTTTCAACATAGGTTTCATACCGTCATACTGACTAGCCGATTTACTATTACCAAATAAACTTGTGGTTTCAAACATAACTAAATTCATATCATATTTTTCATTTAGTTTTTCTCTAACTGAATGTGAACAACACAAGGCAGCCAATAATTTACCACCAAGATAATTAAAACCAAAAGGTTGTGATGGTACAATTACAAATCCCATAATGGCAGTCTTATTAAATACTTTTAAATCAGGTACATTACCTAGTAATATATTTCTAGGTCTCATATTGATAACAGGAGAACCAAATCTCATAAAACCAACATATGTATTTGTATTCTTTTCTTTTACTGCCAGCTTTAAACTTTTACCAGGAATACTTACCATATTACTATGACTTGAAATTAAATTAATACAAGTGTCCCATGTGTGATTATCAAGTTCAACTACTTCTAAATCCATATCTTCAGGCGACATGGTAAAATCACTAAACAATTCGTTTTCTAATCCCATACCAGGAAGTGAAGTAGGTATGGTCTCTATTTGAGCCATCTTTTGGTCTCTCATATATTGGTCAATTCTAGTAAATTGGTCAAAATAATTTGAGAATACATTAGCACAATATAGTGCTTCTTCTTTATTTAGGGTCTTCGCCATTCATTTTCCATAACATTAAAGCAGGTATTATAACACATAATGCCGATAAGGCAAGCGCTAAACATATGCTCATACTTCATTACCCCAAAAGTCCCAATGGTCTCTGGTCTTTTTTCTTGCAAATAGTTCGATATAGGGACCTTCGCAAAGCCGTTCTATCTCTCCATGTAAAAGTGGTTTTTCAGAATGTCTACCTCTTGGTGCAACCACTAATTGTGCAACATCTTTATGTATTCTTTTTGGTCTACCTTTTGTTGCAAGTAAACACATTTCAGGATTACCTCTAGTCCAATATCCTAAACCTGTAAAAAATCCAAGTGTCTTTTTATTTGTTTTTGCCCATGTAAAACCTACTGTTTTATATTTGAAGCCCCAAGCGTCAATAACTTTTAATGCTTGGTCTAACATAGGGTCACATACCCACATTAACAATACACAATTCTCATCTGCAATTTCTCTTACAGGCATATTACATATATCATTTAGTGACATACAATCATAATGTGCTTCAGGACTTTTTTCTTTCCCTTTATCTGACCTTGTTCTAAACAACCAAGGTGGGTCGGCATATATTACTTTGTATTTTTTATCTGGTAAATTAAGCAAAGAAACTCTCCAATGTAGCTACTGGTTCCGCTTTCCAATTTATTGCGTCTAAAATAAATCGCATAGGATCCAGGAATGTTTTCTGAAACTGTATCTCATAATCGACATACTCTTGTAATTTAAATTCTGTTGGTAGTGTACTAATGTAACTAATAACATCAAATTTAAATGGGTTAGCTTCTTTTAATTTAAGAAACTTTATCTTGTCGCCATCTTGTATGTAAGGATATTTCATACCAAGATTTGCTTCTTTCAGTTGGTGATTATAAATCAATGCACCTTTAACATGAATGGGTGTGCCTTTGATAAAGATACTACTATTGCTAGCATACTTTCTTAGATTGTTACAACTCCTAGGAAAAGCAATAGCCTCAGGTGGTAGATTGATAAACTCCTCCTTAAAGTCAGCAATAAGTTTATGCAAGTCACTTTGTTCCTTGGACATAATTGTTTTTATCGCTTCTTTAATTTTACCTCTACACACCTGAGGTGTACTAGACTTGACTGCTTCTATGCCCATTAACTTTAGTTTCGGGTCAGAAAGTCTTACGCCTTCTTCGTCTAGTACATTCAGCATATACCTCTTTTTAGCCACCCATATTCCTTTGTTGGCGATAACTTCTCGTTTCATCACCATTGCGTTTTTAAATGCGTTAGAATAATCAGCCAGTTCATCAAAACATTTTTCAATATATGGTTCGATTTTGTTGTCACAAACTTTACCAAGAAAGTCTGCAATCTGGTCATTTGTTTTACCTTGACAAGTCTTAGCTACAAGTTTATCAAATCTAACATAGATACTATCTGTATCTGAAGCAACAATATAATCTACTTCACCATGAGTTTGTAGTATCTGATTTAGATATTCATTAACTTTCTTCTCAATAAAACGAATAATAAATTGACCAGCCGTGGTAATACCACTAGCCTGTCTTACATCATAAAATCTAAAGTATTGATTGCCAACTGCACCATAAGCTGAGTTCAAGGCAATCTTTTTTGACCATTGAATATTATGACATCTTGCAATCTCTCTGGCAAGTTTTTTTGTCGGGGTCTTTTGATACTCGGCCTTTGCCTTTAACATTCTCTGTTTAAAGACAACACGGTCATTGTACATTTTCTCCATCATTTCAGGTAGAAAACCTTGACTATCATTTCTAAACTTGGCGCCGTTTGGTGTTAAACAGGCACCCTCATGTTTAAGATAGTTAAGTGGTACTTTCATGTCAATCATTTTATTAACATTGACACCTTGTCCGCTTTCGCCAAGTATCTTCTCTGGCGATATATTGTATTGTATAATAATATGTGGATATAGTGAATTGATATCGAATGAAACAATCCAATCGTGTCCACCTAAGATAGGCTCTTTTACATAAGCGCCTTCGTATTTTGTTTCTTTACTATGTTCTTCTCTTGGTGGTATACAAATATTCTTTTGCATTAAGTGATTATGAATCAATGTATCCCACACTCTAACTTGTGAGAATATATCATCATAGTTTACTTTTGAATCATATGCAACTGTCAAACTTAAATCAATTAGACCAAGTTTATCTTCTAATGCGTCAACGATTTCAACATCTTGTATATTATAATCAATAAACTTTTGAAAATCTTTCTCGTAAAATTCTTTAAATGTGTCGTAAGGGTTTTCATTCTTTGGTTGTTTTAGTTCTAACTCACCAATGAAGTCTAGTTTATAACTCTCTTGTCTTGTTGGTATAAACCATTTGTATAAGTCAAGGTAATCTAACATTGCAACACCGTAAATATTATAAACAGTTTGTGTTCTACCTTGAACATTAAGTTCCATGCGATTAATTAAACCCCAAGGAGATAGTTTGTTGGCAACCTCGTCACCAGCTATCAACTTAATTCTGTTTACAAGATATGGTAAATCAAAAAACTTTGTATTCCAGCCTGTGATAACATCTGGATGATTTTTAATCCAAAACTTCATAAACTCAAACATCAATTGTTTCTCATGTTTACATTCAACATAAGTTACATCTGGCCTGTCTGTGTGATATTTACCTACACCCCAAGTAATGATTTGTTTATTCGTTTGATTTTTTACAGACAAACAAATAATTTCTTCTTGTGGGTCTTCTACATTCGGAAAACCATTTTCACAAGTAGTTTCGATATCAAGTGTAAAGATTTTAATTAGTTCTTTATCCCATTGTATCTCTTCCGGATATTCTTGTCCGATATATTGATAATGGTATCTTTCTAAACCATAGACAGGTGAATTTTGTGTAGCTACTTCTTTACGAAACTTACGAGCGGCAAAAATATCTCTAAACTCAATCGGTTTAAGATTTTGACCTTGTAAAGTTTTATACACGGAGTGCTCTTGCGTCAAAGCATAGAGCGTAGGTCCAAAGTCTATCTTTTCTTTATAGTCTTTGCCATCATGTATACCACGAACAAGTAATTTACCACGGTGTTCTATAACATTCTTATAAAATTTCATCATTCCTCAAAAATACAATTAATCCATCATCATCTTTTGTCAATTTTATTTGACAAGCCAATCTACTTACGCCTTCTTTGAAACCTGATTCGTATTCTAACAAATCAATTTCAGGTGTATTATAATCTACTTTACCATGTTTGGCAAGCCATGGTTGAGATATATGTACATGACAAGTAGCACAGGCACACGCACCTCCACAATCTGCTGGTATTTCTGGTATATCTGTCTTTGAATAAAACTTTGCAGCCTCCATCAAAGAGGCACCAGGTTCTACCTCAACAGGTAACTTACTGCCATTTCTGACAAAGTATACCGTAATTGTTTCCATTACAGACCTGGTACTTTGTTCTCTGTAATAAGGCCTTCGGGTGTTAAGATACTACTCGTATTTTTTTGATACGAAGCTAAGATTTCTTTTTTTGGTTTAACTGTTGTCACAACCTTATCCATTGCAATAGTGATTGTATCGTCATCTGCATATGGCATATACGGTGTCATCATTAATTGTACTGGTTTGCCTGGGGCTGATTGTGTGGGAATTATAACAAATGGTTTTTCAAATGTATAGTTGCCCATGGTATCTTTATCCATCTTAGCAATTACATCTTCACCTGTTTGCAATCTTACTATCTTCACTTCACTCATACTTTACTCCTTCAATTATTATATATTATAACACAACTAACCTAGTTTGGCAAGCTGTATTTTGTCGTAATCACATATTTTCTTTGTGGATTAACCATCACATTTAATCTATTCATAAATGCTCGGTCAAGAAGTATTGGACTTCTATCTTCTCTATCGTCAATGGTAAATTCTACATCTTTATAGATACCACCGGCAAATTCTACATCTAGTTTTACGACATATCGGTCTTCTTCATAATCTCTTAAACCACCTACAGATATTTCTTCAACTCTTACAATATTACTTGTGATAGTTTTACCTAACAAAGTCCATTGTACTATCTTGTTAGACATTGGTTTAATTTTATCTGCATGAATAACTGGCATACCTGAATTACCTGTATCAAACTTGGCAACTATTTCACCGAAAGGTTTGATTGTTAGTATTTCTTTATAACCACATTCTGTTGGTACTGTAAATCTGTTTTCTTTTTTTGCAAAGTGTTCAATAACTTCTTTTGCAATATTCATTTTAGTAGCGTCTTCAATACCCTCTGTACCAGGTGATGAATTGACTTCTAACATATACGGTGGTTGTTTTTCTCTATTCTTACTAGGTATAAAATCAACTGCCGTCCAATATCCACCAACGGCCTTAGAAGCTTTTAAACATTCTTCTATTTCTAATTCTGTTAGCTTAATCTTTTCTGGTTTTGAACCTTGTGATACATTTGACCTGAAATCTCCTTCGATAACTGGTCTTTTCATAGCCGCTAAAAACTTACCGCCTAAGATATGTACTCTAACATCATACTCTGTTTTAATATATTCTTGTATTAGTAAGTCAGCGTCTTCATCTTGTTTATGAATTAACTGTACTATTGAATCTAAACCTTTTGGACTATCAACAAATAAAACACCAACACCCTTACTACCTCTAAGAGTTTTCATAATCAAAGGAAACTTAATACCTGATTCATCAACTATCTTATTTGCATTTTCGGGGTCATTGATTAATTTTGTTTGAGGTTGTGTTAGTCCATAATCTGCAAGTCTTAATGCTGTTCTATATTTGTCAGCACACATATTAATTGTAGTTCTAGGATTAACCAATGTTGCATTGGCTCTTTCTAATATAGATACTAAATCTAACCAACTATCTTTTCTGGTAATACTACCACGAATAACAGCAACGGTCATTGCACCTACTTCAAAACCTTTTATGTCGTCTTTATTATGAAATCTACGGACACCATCATTAAATGTTGTGTAACCACCTGTAAGTTTAAATAGGTAATATGGATAATTTAACTTATCACATTCTTCCTTTAATCTATCAGCAGTATGAAAGGTCTTTGCTTCTTCAGGTTCATCTGTAATGATGAGTAACCTTAAAAACGGTTTTTCTTTCTTTTCTTCGGATAGATAATCTTTAAACTTGTGGACTAACATTTATTGTTGAGCGCCTTCTTTTGTTTCCTCTGGTTTTTTACCAATATTATATTTGGCAGATAAATTCCACTCTTTCTTTTCTTTGAAAGGTAATACTTTAATCTGACTTAAAGGTGCTTTGTTTTCAGCTGCCTGAGGTTTTACGATTTCAATTAAGTTCCAATCTGATAATAAAACTGCAATTGTGTTTCTTCTTTGTATATCATTCTCAACAAGTGTTGCTTTCTTACCATCTAAAGCAAACAGTTCTTTAAAGTGTACTATATAATACTTGCCTTGTTTATGTAAAATGTGACATGATTGGTATAATATTTTATCTTTTCTACTCGCTACACCAATTCTTGTTAAGGTTTCTCTGACTTTTAAAAAGTCGTCTGGTTGTTTAATGGTGACTTCTAGCATATCATCAGCCGACCATGATATTTCTTCGCTCATTTTCTTTTTCTCCCGCCTTTAGAAAGGCTTATTTTTATGTCGTCAATTTGTTTGTCGTTTAGTATGCTGAGAGCCTCTTTAGCTTTCTCATTACTATATCCATAATACTCTTTTACATACTCTATATTTTTCAATTTGGCTTGTGATAACCACTTGCCA